GCACGCGCGAGGGCAGCGACTGGATCACCACGGTCACCAGCGACAGCGGACGTCTCGCCCGCAAGCGCCGTATCCTCAAGAGCTTCGCTCCGGGCGCCACGGTGCAGGACGTGCTCACCACAGCCGCCAAGGCGATGGGCGTGCGACTCGGCAACACCGCAGCCAAGACCGTCAGCGCGAAGATCCAGGGCACGCAGGCGTCGAAGTTCTTCAACGGCTATGCGCTCGCCGGCGCCATCGAAGGGGAGCTTGATCGCCTCGCCCGCAGCTGCGGCCTCGAGTGGTCGATTCAGGACGACGAGTTGCAATTCCTCGACCAGGGCAAGCCGCTTCAAGAGCTGGGCATCGAGCTGACTCCCGACACCGGGCTCATCGGCTCGCCTGAGCCTGGCAACAAGGGGATCACCGAGGCGCGCTGCTTGATGATCCCAGACCTGTTTCCCGGTCGTCGCATTCGCATCACGAGCGAGCACGTCACTGGGATCTATCGGGCCGAGACCACCAAGCATGTAGGCGACACCGCCGGCCGTGACTGGTATGTGGATCTCGAACTGCGCAACGAGGAGCGCAAGCGATGAGTGTCACCCCGTCGGACCTGGACATTCAGCGCGCGGCGATGCAGGCCGAGCTCGGCGACGTCCATACCGCCATGCCGGCCGAGGTGCTCAGGGTGCATGCCGGCGAGCACGGGCGGCAGTTCGTTGACGTGCAGCCCAGTCTGCAGCGGCGTGCCCCGAACGAGGACGGGGTCATGGTCGACGAGACGCTGCCGGTGATCCCCATGGTGCCGGTGGGCTACATGCAGGGCGGCGGGTTCTTCGTGAGCATGCCGCTCGCGGCCGGCGACTTCGTGCTGCTGGTGTTCGCCGAACGCTCGCTCGATCAATGGCTCCAGACCGCGCGCAAGGGCAGCCAGCGGGCGATCAACCCGGGTGACATGGGGACACACAGCCTCGAGGGCGCGGTGGCTCTGCCGTGCGGGCCAGCCCCGCGCTCGGCCTTGCTGGCGGGGGTGCATGAGACGGACCTGGTAATCGGGCATGTTACCGGAAGCCGGATCCAGATAACGAAAGATGGCTATGTTCTCACGGGCGGCACCACAGACCACGACTTTGTGGCGCTGGCGGCGAAGGTCGACAAGATCATTGCGGACCTGCACTCGGTTTTCACAGGCTGGACGGTCGTGCCGCAAGACGGGGGTGCGGCGCTGAAGACAAAGTACGCGACCGTATTTGCAACCGCCCCGGCATCAGTAGCCGCATCGAAGCTGAAGGCGACCTAGACTTGACCGGCTGCCGGTCCCCGCATACCAGCGCCTCGTGTCGGACCTGGCGCTCGACCCCGCGACTGGTGACCTGGACCTGCAGGGCGGCAGCGCGCGCCTGTGTCAGGGTGCCGAGGCCGTAGCGCAGCTCTGGGCGTTTCACATCACGATGTTCCGCGGTGAGTGGTTTCAGGACCGCTCACTCGGCATCGACTACCAGCACGACATCCTCGAGAAGGGCGTCAACCCCGCGGTGGTGCGCGCGATCTTCGCGACTGCAACGCGCGCGGTGCCAGGCATCGCTGACGTGCGCGACATGCGGCTAAGCCTCGACCGCACCACCCGCACGCTGACAGTCAGGGCCGAAGCGCTGCTCAGCAGTGGCGAAGATGCGTCGCTTGGCCTGTCGCAGACGATCGGGGGATCGCAATGAGCTTCGGCCTCACCCCCGACGGGTTCGTCCCCAAGAGCCTCGAGGACGTGCTCAACGATGTCGTGACGCGCCAGCGCGCAGACCTCGGCCCCGACATCGACACGAGCCCGTTCAGCGTGCTCGGCCAACTCAACGGCGTCTTTGCGAGCAAGCTCGTCGAGCTCTGGGAGGCCGGACAGGAACTCTACGACGCGCTCGATCCGGACATGGCCAGCGGCGTGCAGCAGGACGCGCTCTACAGCCTGACGAACACGCTGCGGCACGACGCAAAGAAAAGCACGGTGACTGCCACCGTCAACCTCTCGGCCGCCACCACCATCGCTGCCGGTGATGCGGTCGCGAGCGTGCAGGGCAACCCCGTTGCGCGGTTCGTGAACGTCCAGCCCATGCTCAACCCGGGCGCGGCACCCGCGAACGTAAGCGTGCTGTTCGAGTCCGAGGAAGTCGGCCCCGTCGTCGCGAACGCGACCACGCTCAACGTGATCGAGACATTCATCGCAGGCTGGAACTCGATCACCAACGCCGAGGACGCAGCGCTCGGGTCCTTCGTCGAGACTGATGCCGCGTACCGCATTCGGCGCCTCAGTGAACTGGCGGCTGCGGGCGGCGGCACAGTGAACGGCATTCGCGCGGACCTGTCGCGCTTGCCTGACGTGGTGGCCGTCGCGGTACTCGAGAACGTGACGGATGTCACGACCGCAGATGGTCTGCCGCCGCACTCGATCGAAGCGATCGTGCGCGGTGGTGATGCGCAGGCCATCGGCGAGAGCATCGCTACCAACAAGGTCGGCGGCATCCAGACGCACGGCACCGAGCCACCAGTCGAGGTGGTCGACGAGCAGGGCGAGACGTACGAGATCTATTTCAGCCGCCCCGATGAGGTCACAGTGTTCGTCGCGATCGAAGTGGTGACGAGCGCCGACTACGTGGGCGACGAGGCGCTCGCTCTCGCGCTTCAAGCAGCCACGACCAACAAGCTCGACCCTGCGTATCTCGACGTCGGCACTGACGTCTACTCTGGCCAGATGGTGCGCGTCGCGCTTCGGGTGACAGGCGTGCTCAACGCGAGCGTGGGACTGTCGCTCACTGCGATCACCGATCCCGATGCGGGAGAGCCGTCGATCCCGATCGCGAGCCGCGAGCTGGGTGTCGTACTGCCGGCCAACATCGCTGTCACGGAGGTCTCGTCGTGAACCTCATCCTGACGCACGAGCCGGATGCAGTCGCGCTGCTGACCGATCGCTACCGCCAGCCCAGGATCTCAGCCCTGCTCGCTGCGTGGACCGCCGAGGTGCAGGCGCTCGAGCTGGCTTACTGGGACTTGCTGACCAAGCGCTCGCCCGCCACTGCCGAGGGTGCTGTGCTTGACCTGCTCGGCAAGATCGTCGGGCAGCCGCGCGAGGGGCGCACTGACGAGCAGTATCGGGTGTGGATCTCTGCGCGCGTCCTCGTCAATCAGAGCTCGGGGCTGTCGCGGCAACTCATCGCGCTCGCTGCGAAGCTCTGTCAGGTGCCGATCCGCATCGAGGACCACTACCCCGCAGCGTTCACGATCCACGCGATGGGGCCGGTTCTGGGCGCTGACGGCGTCGAGATTGCGCAGCTCATCGTCGAGGCCAAGGCGGCCGGCGTTCAAGCGTTCTTTCACTGGTACGACTCGACCACGTCGTTCCGGTTCTCGGTCAGCGGCGACTCGGTCTATGACAGCCCGCGCGGCTTCAACCGCGGGCCGCTCTCTGCGATCAGCGACGGTCGCGACATGGAGTACAACACAGAACCGCACCATGTTGCCCCCGCCGGCAGCATCTTGGTGGTGCTCTAATGGAACTCAAGCTCGACCAATGGGCGACGACTCCGCCGGTCGGCTATCCAGGCACGGTCTCGCCGCCGCCAGGGAAGCGATCCGCGGGCTTCACGAACGGCGAGGAGCCTCCGGCCGGCTATTTCAACCATGCCTGGGACGCGCTCGCCGACACGCAGAACGAGCTCGCGAATCTGATCACGGGTGCGGGCCTGACGCGCAGCGAGTCAGACCTGACGCAGGTGCTCGCTGCGATCAAGCGGCTGAGCATCGTCAGGACCGAGCTTGCGGGCATCACGCAATGGGTCGACCTCGACACCACCGGCGCCGGCAAGGGCGGCAATGCGATTGCAGCGTCGTCGCATGAGGATGCTGTCGTTGTCGGGGCGAGCGGCGCAATCCGTTGGCACGACGGGGAAACGACATGGAAGAGTCGGTCGGCCACTGCGAGCTTCACCGGCGCATTGTTTGATGTCTGCTGGTCGTCAGCGTTCGATCGATTCGTTGCGGTGGGTAGCTCGGGCGAGATTCAGGACTCACCGACTGGCGACGTATGGACTCGACGGAACACGGGCGGCGCGGATTGGTTCGCTTGCGCAGCGGGTGCTGCTGCGGTCGTGGCCGTGGGCATGAACGGAATCATGAACACCACCAACGGAACGAGTTGGATTGCCCGCACGAGCGCTTTCCCAGGCAGCGTGTACATCAGTGCTGGAGTCGCGTACTCGCCGAGCCTAAACAGGTTCTGCGTGGTGGGGCTTGATAGCGGCACTTACGAGACCAAGATTCAGTGCAGCAACGACGCCGGTGCGACATGGGTCGCTGCGACGGCCCCGCTACCTGCCAGCGAAGGGATCATATGGAGTGCCGACCACGGCTTGTTTTTTGCGTGGAACGATAACGAGGTTTTCAAGTCGCCGGACGGCATGGTGTGGAATGCAGCGACGGGTCCCGTGCTGTTCGCCACCTTTGGCGGTATTCAAAGCGTCGTCGCTCTGCCCGCGCACCTAGTTCTATTCGGCGAGCGCTGGCCACAGCATGCGAAGCTGTACCGTGTCGAGGAGCTCGACGGCACACCGGGGACCGTCGTTGAGCAAAGCATCTTTCGTCCGGGCGGCGACGGATTCACTGGAGCGCTGTCCCGAGTGATTCGCATTCGCCCCGACGCGGGCAACGCATTCGCGGGTCGGTTGTTGGGAGTGATGACCCAGCGCATCAGCGCCTCGCACTACCTCGGGTGATGACCATGGCCGAACTCTGCGACCAAAGCACATGACGCTCTACTACATAGATCCGGAACTCGGGACGGTGCCGCTCAAGTCGCGCACCATCTCGGGCGAGCACATCGGCGCTCACGACACCACCGCGCTGCCCGGCACGGTCGAGGTCGACATCGGTCAAAGCAGGGGGTTCCTCGCGACGCTCGCCGGCGCGGTCGCAGTCGACGTCATGAGGGTTGCGCTGCAGGCAAGTGCCAACGTCATCGGCAAGCTCGCAGCGAATGCTGGCGTGAACATCGGCTCGGTCGAGTTCGTCGGCCCGGCGACTGGCACCGTCACCGCCGTGGCATCGAGCGCGACTGTTGTCACGTTGCTCGCTGCGAATACAGCGCGCGTCGGTGCGCTCGTCGTGAACAGCAGCACAGCGACGCTGTACCTCAAGCTCGGGTCAGCCGCGTCACTCACCAGCTGGTCGGTGCAGCTCGACCCAGGTGCGTACTGGGAGATGCCGCGACGGTACTACACGGGGATCATCACCGGCATCTGGTCGGCGGTGAACGGCGACGCGAAGGTGACCGAGACGTGAGGGTGAGGATATGACTGCACAAGCGAAACACATCGTGCTTGTCGGGCCGCCACCCGAACAGCAGCAAGGCGTGTGATTGCATGCCTCTATCCCGCCCAGTCATCAGCAGGGTCGCGCCGCTCAATGTCGGAGGCGCCGCGAACGCGGGCGCTGGGTTCCTGGCGAGCGCCTTCGACCACCGGCATCCGCTGACTGAGACGTCAGGCCCGACTGACCTCAGCCTCGGCGATATTATTGCGAACGAAACCATCAGGCGCGTCGGAGGCAATCTGGTAGGGCGAACGCTCCTGGGTAACAGTTCAGGCGGCAACAGCACGACCACTGCCACGACCCCATCTGACGTCAACGCGGGTCTGAACTTTGCTATCAACAATACCGGTACCCATTACGCGCTCTGGGTCCTCGGATACAACACGCTAGGCGTCGGCGTGGGGTTGATGCTGGGGGTCAACTACTCGGGCACGTTGTCAGGCAACTTCCGCGCCTCCGTGTTCATGGCCTCGGCCGCGGCAGCAATGTACAACGCAAGCACCGAGACGCTCGACGCCTTGCTTGGGCAGGCTACGGTCGGCCCGGGCGGCGGCGCCGGCGCCGATCGTGTTGCACTGGTGTTCGCCCGATTGCCTGTGACAGGACCCGGTACGCTTGCGCTTCGCTACGCGTCGGGTGTCGCAGCGAGTCAAGTCATGGTGACGCGATCGTCGTTCGGCATCTTGCTGCAGCAGTGACGTTGAACCAACCCACTAGGTGGAGCTCTGCGATGCGTATTCACATCCCTCTCATTGTGGCGTGCGCGGCTCTGGCTGGCTGCGCGCATACCACCCAAACGGCTCGGCCACACAGCACCCCGCGGCCAGCGCCGCACTCGGGCATCTTGTGGACCGACGACATTCAGAACAGCTGCGGCGAGGCTCCTTATGGCTTCAGTCAGATCCAGCTCGAGCGGCCCATCGGCCAGGCGGTCGGCGGCAACGACGAGGTGGACTTGTATAAGGTCCAAGACCCGCTCGGGGGCCCCGGCTTCGCGCTCAAGCACGTCGCCACCTTCGACAACAACGGCGGCTCGCGCTCCCAGGCGGGTATCTACAGCTTCGCCAACGCCACGTTTGACGAGCTGGTCCGAAGCCCCACCGGCGTCTACATCGCGGCCGAGTGGTACTTCCCCGAAGTCATCACCGCCCACAGCAACAACGACTCTAACCCCTGGGTGAACCTCTGGGACTTTCATTCCGTGGGCGCTGGCGAGCGCTGGCACACGCAGCCCGGCTTGATGCTCGCCGAGGATGGCAGCATGCGCGTCAAGTGGAGCTGGACCGCGGTCAACTCCGAGACCCCCTGGAGCGATGTCGCGCTGCCCGTGGGCGAGTGGTTCGACATCGAGATGCACTATGTCTGGGGCTCCGAGAGCACCGGCTGCGCGGGCGGCACCACCGTCACGCTCTGGGTCAACGGACAAAAGACCCTCGAGCAGCGCGGCGTCACGACTCGCGGCAACGGTCATGACTCGGTCGAGACCTACATGAAGTTTTATGGCTCAGCCAACAACGGTTCGGACTGGACCCCCAAGCCCTCGGTCAAGTACATGCGCAACGTCCGCATGTCGGCAACGCGCATCTGGCGCTAGCTCGTCATCAAGCGCGGTTCCCCCTTCTTGGCCTCGAGCGCGTCAGCATAGTCGCGAAACTGCTCGGCAGCCTCAAGGTACCCTTCCGACTGCAGGCGCGCGGCCGCAATGCGAAGGGCCTGGATGTGTTCTTGGTCGCGCGCGACCACCACTCTCTTGAGAAGTCCCCAGATGACGAGCGCCGACAGACTCAACGTAACTGTGCACAGCACGAGGACCACCACGAACGCGAACGTCTTCATGCCCTGAGCCTTTCTAGATCAAGTCAGCAGCAGCGGGTCGTCGAACGCGATGCCGCTAGTGCTTGAGCTTGCCGGTCGGGCCGAGCTTTCCGGGGCTGCCGATAGGCTGGTGCTCGATCTCCACTCCCTGCGCCTTCAGAGCCTTCTCCGCCTGGTCGAACAGCCCGGAGAACACTGCTGCAATCTCACCAGCGATGTCTCGAACGTCGGCGATGTAACCGAGCGTCGCGTCAGCGAGTGCCCTGGACTCCGGCGTCTTGCTGTTGATCCTGAGCCGCAGCTCTCCGGTGAGGACGTCAGGTTGCAGGCCGCCCCAGTTCGGCAGCGAGATCGTCCACGACGAGGACTCTCGAGAGGACAGGATGACTACGCCGCCCGCCCCGGCTGCGCGCATCTGCTCGTCGAGGTCGCGGCCGAGTGCGCGCAGTCGGCGCTGATCGTCGGTGTCGGGGTTGGGCGTGACGCCTGGCGGAGGCTTGGTGAACTGCTTGGCCACCTCTTGGCCCTCCTCGCTCTCGATCCACTTGCGCGATTCTTCGAAGTCCTGGTCGTACTTGCCGAGCGTCACGTTAGCGGCGAGTTCGCTCAGGCCGGCCTTCTGGAGATGGTCGTAGAGCGCGAGCTGCGGCGTCGCGTAGCCGTTCGGGTGATAGTCGTGGTACTTCCACGCGCGGGCGCGCTTGAGGATGGCGTCGCGCTTGGGGCTCGGTGGCGCCGCCTCAAGGTCAGCGAGTAGCAGCAGCGTCGCTTGATCGTAGTTGGTCATCGTTGCACCCGACCCGCGATGTGCAGCGCGAGCGCCGCGAGATCGACGCACAGCTTGACGGTGTGCTCGTCGAGCCGCGCACGCTCGTCGGTCCCGGTGAGCGCAGCCTCGAGCATCCCGAGCGTGTTGACCGAGTCGGACTGCACCATCGCTCGCACCTGCAGCGCGCAGAGCATCAGCTGATCGGCCGCCATCGGAAGCTCGGGTTCATGGGAGCGATCGTGCTGCTCGTGATCGTCGATGCGCCGCCGCACCGCGTCGAGCAGCTCGTCAGCCACGACCCACCCCCGCCGCGCTGCGGTCGAGCGCGAGCACCCGGTCGACCATCGCCTTCCACTGCTCCAGCAGCTCGGCGGTGACGCTCGACGGCAGTTGATCGCTGCGCGCGTCGAGCATCACGATCGGCTCGCCCTGCCCCGACGCGTATCCGTTGCCATCGATGACCCCGCGCGCGATCGGTTCGCGCTGCGGCCGCCACCTGCTGAGCTCGATGGAGCACACCGGCCCCATCACCACGAATCGGCTGTGATCGGTGCGCACCTCGAAGCGCGCGCGGTGTTGCCCGATGCTGTGCCACTCATCGCCCATCGCAGATCCCCTTTCGCGTGAACAACGGTCTGAGGCGCGACGGTAAGCAGGCACTCGGTGCAACCGCAAGTTATGCAGAGCAGATCGCGCAACGCATGGCCAATACGGGCGTCGCGCACGGACCGAATCGCGAACGAGTAGCTAGCGCCGGCCGGGTGCGGCGGTCAGTCGGGGGCACATCTCGCAACCCAGCAACCCGCGCGCGCACCGACCGACAACCCGGCCATGCACTGGTTTCACCTCGGCCCGGGTCACTGTGTACTCGAACTCGACTACCGCGCCTCAAACGAGGTCGGAAAAGGTGAAGTGCCCGCCGGTGGCGACCTCGAGCTGCACATCTACTGGGACGGTGGCGAGCCCACCAGGGCAGTATGGCTGTGGGCGGCAACGAGGCAGATGGTGGGGTGGGTCCACGTGGGGCAGGCGTGAGCGGGTGTCTGGCGTCTTTGCGTGTCTGCTCGGCCAGGCTCAAGCTTTGGCTCTTTGAGTCGATCGGGTGGGCTGATGAGGAACGCACTCAGCCTGAGCGCCTGCATGGCCTTGGCGGCCTGTACTGCTGCGGCCGAGCCTGGGCCAGTCGCCGTCAACATGGCTGAGGTCGAGCCCGTCGCCGAGTGCGCAGCAGCCAGTGTTCCGAGCGCCCATCGTGCCGCCATCCGCCTCAAGCGTGCCGATGGCAGCTTCCTCTGCTCGGCAGTGCTGTTCACGTCGCAGCGGATCGCAACGGCCGGGCATTGCGTGAAAAGCGTCTCGCAAGTAATCGCCGAGATCGACGATCAGAACTACTTGGCGGAAGTGGTGTGGGTTGGCGGCCCGGGCGGCGAGGATGTTGCGGTGCTTGAGCTTTCCGCGCCGCTGACATCAGCGGCGCCAGCAGCAGTGGCTTCGCATTCAGCCGAGCCGATCGAGCCGCTGACAATCGTTGGATACGGCTGCAGCGGCGGTCGAGTGCAACTGGAGCGGCCTACGCATCGGCGTTGGAGCGAGTGGGCAGAGACAACTGAGTATCAGTGTGCGGGGTGCACGTGCTCGGGGGACTCAGGCTCGCCTGTGTTCAACGCCGCCGGCGAGCTCGTGGGGATCAACTGGGCAGCTGGCGAGCCGCAGCTCACCGACGCCGGTTTGCTGCTGAACTAGTTTCGGTAGGCGACTTGAGCGGGGTGCTAGGGCTTGGCTTCCTGCTGCCGCGCCAGTGTTTCGGCGGCGATGACCTCGGACCACGGGCGGCCATCGTTGCGCACGTGCACGACTCGCACCTCGCCGGGCGTGTGGATGTCTGGCACGGGCCCGCTGGTCTCTACAGCGACCGCGTAGAGCCGTCTGCCTTGGGCGGTCAGCGCGTCGGCGAGCTCGGACAGCGCGCGGAACACCCGCGGGTCGCTGGCATCGGCGGCCGTTCGTAGCGTGGCGATGGCCGCAGCGTGGCCAGCGACCGTTCTGAGCGCGGCGACAGCCATAGCGTGGCCAGCGAGGGCATCGGCTTCAGTCGCGTAGCGACCGACCACCTCGACGCCGATGGCGACTCCCTGGCTCAACCATGGGGGTGGAGGGGCCCCTTGACCAGTTTCAGCTTGCGCGCGCTCGAAGCAGCAAGTCTCGAAGATGAGCGGCCTGTCTTGGTCGTCGCGCTGCGTGTAGGCGCCGACCCAGACGGTAGAAACGCCGACCGATCTAAGCTCGTCGAAGGCGACCCGCCTGTACGCGGGGTCGGCCTTCAGGCGTTCGTATTCGGCGTCGGAGATGGGCAGCCCCTGGCGGTCGTACTGGAAGGCCTCGTCGCTCATGTGCGCGCTCCGCGAAACTCGGCGACGACCTCGGCGTGCCCGGCGATGGCATCGGTCTCGGTGGCATAGCGGCGGCAGAACACCTCCTCGACCTCGGCGCCAAACGCCGCGGTCTGGAAGATCAGCGGCGGGGAGCTCGGGTCCAAGCACGGTGCCGGCACACCCGTCCAGACGGTGCTCACCGTCACGCCGTGGATGACGTCACGAGCGACGAGGCAGTACGCTTCGTCGTAGAGCAGTCGATCGTGGGTCGCGATGTCGATGGGCTGACCCCGGCGGTCAAAGGACCTGAGCGCTGCGCCTGCCATGGGCGCGAGCCATAGCACGCGGCCCCGTCACGTCATAGTGCCGTCAGGCGCACACTCATACTCGACTACAAGCGTGTTGCTTTTTGCTTGTATCGCGCCCCCGCAACAAGCAAAAAGCAACGCAGTTTCCCGCTTGTTTCCGGGGGTAGCGACGTTGCTCAGTTCGTTGAGATCTAGCTCGAAGCGCACTCGGAAAGTGGCCGAGTGCGCTTCGGGCAGATGACACACGACAGGGCCGCTCAGCAGCCCCCGGAGCGCTTCCCGGACCTCGACGGGCTCACGCAGCACCGCTTCGGGAAGGGCCGCCAGGAAGTCGCGCAGCCTGACCACCGAGGGGATTGTCGGGACCGACCGGGCGACAGACTCGAGTCGAGCGATGGTCGCGCGCTGCAGGTCGGCGTGGTCCTCTTTTTCCTTGATCTTCGCAGCAGTGCTCGGCGAGTCGTTCCCGTCCGCGATGAAGTCGAGCAGCCGCCCGATCTGGGTCTGGGTCACGGTCAGCGCAGCGCGGCGGCGCTCGAGCTCAGCGCGCACCTCGCGACTCTGCGACCCGACTTGCTCAGCCCATTCAGCGCGCAGCGCGTCGAGCACCTTGCTCTCGCTGGCAGCGTCGCGGATCTTCGCGAGCAGCGACGTGCGAATGGCCGGCTCAGGGATGCTGCGAGCGCTGGTGCAGCCCCGGCCGGTGCGGTGCGCTGAGCAGAAGTAGTATCGCTTACCCGTCCCGGTGATGGTGAGCTGCGCGCCGCACGCGCCGCACACGAGCAGTCCTGAGAGTGGGAAGGTGCTGACTTTGCGGGGTCCCTGCTTGTACTGCTTTGCGACAGCGCCGATGCGCGCCTGCGTCTCGTGCCAGGTCACGGCGTCGATGATGCGCAGCTCGGGACGCTCTTGCTTGCGCCACTCTGAGCGCGGCCGCTCGACGTAGCTGCGCTTCCCGGTCTCCGAGTTGCGCACCCACTGGCGGCGGTTGTAGATGACGACGCCGGCATAGATGTCGTTGCGCAGCAT